GCTATCGGTAATGGTGCGTTCGTATCAGGCGAAAGCTCCGTGGCCTTTGGCCGTTCCAACAACGTAACAGGTGAAAACTCCGTCGCAGTTGGTGCCAATAATGGCACCGTAGCAGGTGGACAGTCCGCCGTAGTAGGCTACAACAACAAAATTGGTTCCCAAAAAGAACAACTCGTGTTCGGGTCTAATTCCGAATCTAACGGCCAAGGCGCGTTGGTGTTCGGCACGCATGCCAAATCATTAGCAACTGACGCCCTAGCCCTTGGCAACAACACAATTGCTGACCGCGCCAACGCGGTGGCTATTGGCACTAACTCAGTAACAGATGATGCGGTAGGAGTTGACGGTGTAGACCTTAATGGAACACGTCACATCTTCGCGGGTGAACAACCAGGCGCCGTCGTATCCTTTGGATCCAAAGCTCGCACAGGTGCAGGCGGGGTGGCTCAGTATAACAGACAGTTGCAGAACGTCTCCGCAGGGCGTGTCGAGGCTGACAGCTTGGACGCTGTTAATGGCTCCCAATTATACGCTGCATACGATGAAATCAACACCATCGGTGCAAAAGTGCGTACTAATACAGCTAATATCAGTGTACTTCAAGATACATCTGTTAACCACGAAACACGTATCACGAACTTAGAAAACCGCCAATACAACATGGCCGGTGAAATCAGTAATCGTATCAATACTACAAACCAACGCATTAACAAGTTGGGGGCGTCTAGCGCTGCATTAAGTGGCTTACATCCTTTGGACTTCAACAGAAACGATAAGGTCAGCTACGCAGTTAGCTACGGCCATTATCGTAATAGCAACGCCGTAGCACTTGGCGTATTCGCTAGACCTAATGAACGTATTATGGTAGGTTTCGGCGCTACATTAGGCGGGGAAAATCAGTATACTATCAACCTTGCCTTTAAGACAGGCAAAGGCTTTGATTACATCGCTGAGGCTAAGGATGCCCAAAGCCGTATCAGCAAGTTGGAACGCTTAGTGGATGAGTTAACGCAAGAAGTTGCAGCTCAACGTCGTATTTAGGAGGTCACTATGAACAAGAACAAGCCTCCCACGCTCAACATTGATATGTTCTTAGCTGAGGACATGAGCGCCTGCACGTGCAAATGCGCCACAACAGTAGGAGATAGAACAGTATTAGCCGCATTACTCGCTAGTGCGGATGTATCAATCGCTCATGGCCATAGCCATGATCCACACAAGTTTGCGGAAGCCGTATGCGGAGCGATTATGGAATTTATTGATAAACCTGGCTTTACGAAGCCGAGTCAAAAATTATCTTAGAGGTGGATTGAATGGCTCGGAAAAATAGAAGAAAACGGATAGCGAAAGATACTGCAATAGAGCAGTTGATTTCACATGAAGCGCATAAAACTGCTCCACCTAGTCCGTGGGATGTTAGTAGATCCCTAAGAGAACAGGCTAAACGTGAAAAGATTGTTTCGGAGCGACTTAATAAAATGGATACCTGGGTGACTAGGGCTTGCCAAGTCTTATTCATCATCATAGGTGTTTGTATTCTCCTACTGCTACACGTTCACGGCATTATTTAGATATTAACTAGAAAGGATTTCCTCATGATCAGAATCACTTTTGAAGCAAAAAACTATGTATCCCTTTGTGAAGAACTTAAATTGTTCCTCCGCTACAGTAATATACCTACGACGGAAGAACCACCCACAGCTCCTGTGGTACCCGCCACAGTCCAAGCTCCACCGGTGGCTCCAGTCGCTCAACCTACTACAGTAACACCTGTGGTACCGACATCCGTGTCGGTACCAACAACTCCAGAACCACCGCAAGCACCGCCTACACCGGCTGTACCTGTAGCGCCGGTTAAGGAATATACCTTGGAAGAAATTCAAGTGGCATTGCAACCATTAATGGATGCAGGCCGGACGAATGAAATTGTAGGGTTAATGCAAAAGTACAAAGTGGCCAGCCTTCCAGAACTTCCAAAGGACCAATTCCCTAATCTCGTAGTTGACCTTCGCAACATGGGGGCACGAATCTAATGGCTAGCCATGCGCTACTGAGCGCGTCAAGTTCCCATAGGTGGCTACATTGTACGGGGGCGCCTCGATTAGAGGCGACCTTCCCTGATACTACATCAGAATATGCAAAGGAAGGAACCCTCGCACATGAACTATGTGAATTGAAATTGAAAAAATACACTACGGCGATGGCCAAAGGCACCTACACCAGGGCGTATAACAAAATCAAGAAGAACGAGTTATGGGCACCTGAGATGGACGAAACTACAGACGTGTATCTCGAATACATCAAGTCCATCATGTTAAGTTACAAGGTCGCTCCTGTAGTCGTCATCGAAAAGCGTGTTGACTTTAGCCAGTATGTACCTGAAGGCTTTGGTACTGCGGACTGCATCATATTAGCCGGTGATACGCTCCACATCATCGATTATAAGCACGGCAAAGGTGTTGTAGTTGATGCGGATCACAATCCACAGATGATGTTATATGCCCTTGGCGCTATGCACGATTATAGTCTCTTGTATAAGTTCAATACTATCAAGATGACTATTGTACAACCTCGGGTTAACAACATTTCAGAGTTTGAAATGTCCTCCGATGACCTTCGTAAATGGGGTGAGGAGGTAGTCGCGCCAAAAGCTAAGGAGGCCTACGAAATGGAAGGTCACACATTTGAGGCTGGCGCCTGGTGTGGGTTCTGTAGGGCGAAGGCTCAATGTAGAACACGATGTGAGCATTTCGATGCGATGCACGTGTTCACGAACCAAGACCCTCGTCTGATTAGCCTTGAAGAACTAGGTACTTACCTAGAACATGGCAAAGACATCGAATCCTGGTACAAAGACATTAAGGAATACGCTTTATCTGAATCCTTAGCCGGTGCAGAGGTGCCTGGTTGGAAAGCAGTAGAGGGCAGAGGCTCCAGAGCCTTCCAAGATGGCGATACCGCTATTCAAACCCTTATCAATGGCGGGGTAGATGAATCTATCCTCTATGAACGTAAGGTTCTTACCTTGGCTCAAATCGAAAAGGCCATCGGTAAGAAAGAATTTAATGAACTCGTAGGCGACCAGGTCGTTAAGAACCCTGGCAAACCTACTCTTGTAGTTGATACGGATAAGCGCCCACGTATCACTAACCAACCTAGTGCGGCGCAAGTATTTAATACCAATAATGGAGGTAACTAATTATGTCATTCCAATGCAGACCAACAGAATGTCTTTTAAAAAACGTGCGTTTATCCTTTGTTCATTTACTTGAACCATATACTAACCCTAACAATTTTAGCGAAGCCAAATATAGCGCTATGATCCTTGTACCTAAATCTGACACCGCACAAGTGCAAGCAATTACTCAAGCTATTGAAGCAGCGATTGCAGATGCCCGTGTGAAACATGGTGCAAAAGTACCTGCTCAACCTAAAACACCGATTCACGATGGCGATGGCTACACGCCTGGTGGTAAAGAATACGGCCCTGAATGTAGAGGCCACTATGTATTCAACGCTTCTCAGTCCATGAAATTCAAGCCTGAAGTGGTCGACCTTCAAGGTCAACCACTTACTGAACCGGGCCAAGTATACTCTGGCATGTATGCCAACGTATTGGTTAACTTCTATTTCTACAATAACCAATCCTCTGGTATCTCCGCCGGATTAGGCCCTGTACAAAAGGTACGTGACGGCGAACCGTTGGGCGGTGGCCAACCGGCACCCGCTGCATCCGTATTCGGAGCTCCTCAAGGTAGCGCAGCAAATGTATTCGGTGGTGCTGAAGCCGTTCCAGCTATCAACCCTGTTACTGGCCTTCCAATGTAATAGGTGGCCATTATGCGCCATCTCAACATTGATATTGAAACATTCTCATCCAATGACATCGGCGCAGGGGCCTACAAATATGTCGAAGCGGAGGATTTCGAAATCCTCCTATTCGCATACGCGTATGACTTTGGCCAGGTTGAAGTTGTGGATCTAGCACAAGGTGAAACGATACCTGATGCGGTGCTTGCAGACTTACAGAATCCGGATGTCATTAAACATGCTTACAACGCGCAGTTTGAAATCACATGCTTGAACAAAGCCGGATATACGACTCCATTACGTCAATGGCACTGCACGATGATTCACGGTGCGTATTTAGGGTATCCTATGGGTCTTGCTAAGTTAGGCGTGGCCCTAGGGCTACCTCAAAATAAATTAAAGGATAAAGCCGGCAAGGCTTTAATCCGATATTTTAGTATTCCATGTAATCCGACCAAGTCGAATGGAGGTCGTACTCGTAACCTTCCACATCATGAGCCTGAAAAATGGCGAACGTATGTCGAATACAATCGTCAAGATGTAGTCACTGAAATGGAATGCTACAAACGGCTCGCATCGTTCCCTGTACCTGACGAAACCTGGAACGATTGGTACATCGATATTGAAATCAACAATCGCGGTGTACTTATCGACCATGACCTCGTCCTCGGAGCGCTATGTATCGATGAAGAAAACACTAACATCCTTACTAAGGAAGCACAGGAAATCACACGCTTGGCCAATCCTAATTCTACGCAGGCATTCCTTAATTGGATTAACGCCAACACAGGGGCTAACCTTCCAAATCTTACCAAGGATACAGTTGATAGTGCTCTTAAGAGTGACATTAACCAGGTGGCCAAACGTGTACTTGCCTTACGTAAGAAACTGGCCAAGTCGTCTGTATCGAAGTACGTCAAGATGGAAGAGTCCTGGGGGTCAGATTATCGCCTCAGAGGCGTGTTACAGTTCTACGGAGCCAATCGTACTGGACGATGGGCGGGGCGGCTCATACAGGTCCAAAACCTACCCAGAAACTACATCGAAACGCTTGATGTCGCACGTTCCCTCGTGACACATCGTAATCGTGTAGGACTAGAACTCTTATATGGTGATGTAGCTGATACGCTCTCACAATTAATCCGTACGGCTATTATCGCCCCAGAGGGTAAGACATTATGCGTGGCTGACTTCTCCGCCATTGAAGCACGGGTTATCGCCTGGCTAAGTGGTGAGCAGTGGCGTCAACAGGTATTCGCCCATGATGGTGATATCTACTGCGCCTCGGCATCCTCGATGTTTGGCGTTCCAGTCGTGAAACACGGCGAAAACGGACACCTACGACAAAAGGGTAAGGTCGCAGAACTAGCCCTTGGCTATCAAGGCGGTGTGAACGCGTTAAAGGCTATGGGCGCCCTTGATATGGGGCTATCGGAAGAAGAACTTCCGGACATTGTCCGATTATGGCGTGAGGCTTCACCACGGATTCGGGACTTATGGTACCAGGTAGAAAACGCTGCGGTGTATACCGTAACCACAGGCAACCCTATGGGCCTTGACCATGGTATTATATTTCGATTAGAAATTGATCCGATATATGGCTATCGATACATGACGATAGAGCTACCTAGCGGGCGGAAGCTATTTTACCCTGGGGCTTATATCAAGGAAAACCAATTCGGTAAGGACGCCGTCCATTTCAAGGCGCAGTTCAACAACGCCTGGGTGGATGATAGCACGTATGGTGGCAAGTTAGTCGAAAATATTACACAAGCCGTAGCGCGTGACTGCCTGGCTGTAACGTTACGACGATTGACGATGGCGGGGTATCCGATTACCATGCACATCCACGATGAGGCGGTTATGGAAATCCCGGCTGAGGGTAAGGAGAAAACCCTTGATAAGGTTAACACCATATTCGGGGCACCAATTCCGTGGGCTGAAGGGTTACACCTATCTGCCGCCGGATTTACCAGTGATTATTATATGAAGGATTAGAAAGGGCGTTGGCCATATGATTAATGACAAAAAACTAATAATTAGCGTAGGCCAAAGTCGCACGTCTAAACAATGGATTCAAACGGAGCTGATGTGGTCCGAGTTTATCGAACGACTTCGTACACCACAACGCACTACGGAAACCGTTGAGCAGTATCATCAGCTTCCAAAGTCCGCACAGGCTAAACTGAAGGATATCGGCGGTTTCGTCGGTGGTAGTTTAATCGGTCTCCAACGTAAGGCGATTAACGTCACAGGCCGTGACCTTATCACCCTTGACCTTGACGCCATTGAGCCTGGCCAAACGGATAATGTAGTGCGTACAGTGGACAGTTTAGGTATGGCGTACGCCGTGTACAGTACTCGTTCACACACGCCACACCGGCCACGGTTACGGGTAGTCATTCCAACCGACCGCACCATGACACCGGATGAGTACGAGCCAATCGCTCGTAAGGTGGCCAGCCTAATCGGTATCGGCATGATGGACTCGACCACGTTTGAGGCCTCAAGGCTCATGTACTGGCCAGGATGTTCAAGTGATGCACAGTATGTATTCAGATTTGCAGATAAGCCGTTCTTATCTGCAGACGGTATCCTAGCTGAGTACACTGATTGGCGTGATGTGGCATCGTGGCCACAGGTACCAGGCTCTGAGACTTCGGTTAGAGTGAAACAACTTCTTACGAAGCAACAGGATCCATTATCGAAGCATGGTATCGTAGGCGCCTTTTGTCGGCAGTACGGTATCCGTGAGGCTATCGATACGTTCCTACCTAACGCGTACACATATGTTGACGGTTCTAACGGCCGCCTAACCTACGTCGAAGGTTCGACCATCGGCGGTGCTGTAATCTACGATGATGATAAGTTTTTATACTCACATCACAATACGGATCCGTGCGGTGGCCAACTGGTAAACGCCTTTGACCTGGTTCGACTTCATAAGTTCCATGACCTCGACGAGACGGCCAAGGACGGCACACCACCGCATAAGATGCCATCGTTCCTTGCGATGAGTAAGCTAGCCTTTGAGGACTCAGAGGTGGCCATCAGTATCCAACAAGAACGTGCACGTGAGTCAGCTACGAACGTGTTCCAAGAATCGATAAGTAATTCTAATACTACCGATGTAACTGACCTTGACGCTAACGCTATGCTCGAGACTGAATGGATGAAGTCAGCGGGTCTCAAATATAACGAGAATCAGGGGCTTAAGAAAACGCGTGATAATATTCTTAAACTATTAACGCATGACCCGGCCATCAAGGGGCGTATCGCATACGATAAGTTCGGTAGTCGGTATATGGCGATGGGTGCCTTACCATGGGCGCTATCGGAACACGGTAAACGCATATGGACTGACACCGATGATAGTGGCGTCCAGTGGTACCTAGAGAACCGATTCGATATCACCGGTAAGGATAAAGTCCTTGATAGCGTGCTACTGATAGCGAAACAAAATGCATTCAACCCCGTGACCGATTATTTAGACAGTCTCACCTGGGACGGTGTGGAACGATTAGATACAATCTTCATCGATTACCTAGGGGCTGAGGATAACGTGTATACCCGTGCGGTAGGTCGTAAGGCCTTCGTAGCTGCGGTAGCACGTGCGTACGAACCTGGGTGTAAATATGACACGATGCCGGTATTAGTCGGCGCCCAAGGAATAGGCAAATCTTCGCTTATTCGATTAATGGGCAAAGATTGGTACGCTGATGGGCTTAACACATTTGATGGTAAGGAAGCAGCTGAAAGCATCCAGAATAGTTGGTTAGTTGAAGGCGGTGAAATGGCCGGGTATTCGAAGGCTGAAGAAAACGCATCGAAACAATTCTTATCACGCCAGGTCGACGTATTCCGTAAGGCGTATGGTCGACGCACCGAAGAATATCCACGCCAATGCGTGTTCTTTGGTTCCACTAACCAACACGAGTTCTTAAAGGACATCACAGGCAACCGCAGATTCTGGCCGATACAACTTGGTTTAAAGAAACCAACGAAAAATGTATTTAAGAATTTACCGGGCGAAGTGGATCAGCTGTGGGCGGAAGCCAAAGCTAGATACCGCCAAGGTGAAAGCTTAATTATTGAAGATAATGAGGAAGTACTTCGCCTTGCAAATTTAGCACGTGAAAGCCACATGGAAGGAAATGCTAAAGCAGGTGTGGTAGCAGAGTTCTTGAAACAGAAAGTACCTGAGAACTGGAGCACGATGTCACCTAAAGCACGTGATATGTTTATGTCGGGCACACATGCGGTACCTGGACAGGTGCTAGTATTCCGCGACAGGGTATGCGCTGCAGAAGTATGGGTTGAATGTTTTGGACGTCCATTATCTTGGATGAAGAAGTCTGATAGCCGTGAGCTTAATCAAATTTTAGACAACATTCCATTCTTAATGAGGTTTGATTCGATGAAAAAATTTGGGCCTTATGGAGCCCAAAGAGGATTCTCAATTATACCCGGATTGATGTAATTTTCGAAGGTAACATTCCTGAAAATACCCCCATATTCTCAAAAAGAATGTTACCTGAGAATGTTACTATGTTACCCGAATGTTACCCGAATGTTACCTAGAATGTTACCCTAACAAACCTAGTATTTATCTATATTTATAGTACTTATTATATATAAAGGTAACATTTATATATATATGTAGTAGAAATATATATATTTAAGTACGTTATAGGGGTTAAACGGGGTTAAATAGGGTATGTATCTATATGTAAAGAAAAAAAAGCGTAACTTTGTTACCTTGCGTAAATGATAATCTCAAAATGGAGGTGTGATAATGCTTGAAAAACTAGTCGAACAGAAATTGGTTCGGGGAGTTAGAGAGTTGGGCGGTAAGGCCTATAAGTTTGTATCGCCTGGCAACGTCGGAGTGCCTGATCGGATTGTGATATGGCCAGACGGTACCGTTCAATTCGTAGAGCTTAAAACGACACGAGGTCGATTAAGCCAACTACAGGATGTGCAGTGCAAGAAACTATTGAGCCTCCTGCAGACCGTTTATATCCTTTACGGCCCTGAAGCCGTTAAGGACTACCTAACGAATGAAGGTGGTATTCATGGCGAGAGTTCCGTGTAAGAACTGTACCAGGCGTACACCTGGCTGTCATGGCATGTGTTCCGACTATAACTTGTACAAAGTTCTTAGCAAGTACGAAAAACTTCAGGAACACGATAACACCGATGTGCAGTCATATATCATGACTAACGTTCGAAAGATTCGTCATAAGATGCAAAAGGCAAAATACGGATGTACGGTTAAGGATTAGGAGGAGGTGATGCCGTATGATATTCAAGCCACATCCCTATCAAGATTACTGTATTTCACGAGTAATTAAGCAACAAAAGATAGGGCTGTTCTTGGATATGGGTTGAATGGTTTAGGAAAAACCATTATAACCCTATCTGCCATCTATCAGTTGAAGTATAACTACTTCCAGGTTAAGAAGGTGCTTATCATAGCGCCTAAGAAAGTGGCGGAAGCCACCTGGCAACGTGAAGCGGCCAAATGGGATGGCGTTGGTATTCTTAGAATATCCACAGTTCTAGGCCCGTTAAAGAAACGCGTACAAGCACTAAATACACCGGCGGATATCTACATCATCAACCGCGAGAATGTATCGTGGCTGGTTAGCTACTATAAGAACGCCTGGCCATTCGATATGGTGGTAGTCGATGAATCGAGTTCCTTTAAATCACATCGTGCCAAACGATTCAAGGACTTATCGAATATGTACAACCATATCAACCGTATGGTGCTGTTAACCGGCACACCATCGCCGAATGGGTTGATTGACCTATGGGCCCAGGTCTACTTATTAGACCGTGGCCAAACATTAGGAAAGACCTACACTGCATTTAGGGAACATTACTTTGACCCGGACCAACGAGGTCGTGATGTGATCTACAGTTACAAGCCAAAGGCGAATACAGATGACGCGATTATGTCAGCAATAGCGCCATTATGTATCTCGATGAAGGCTAGCGATTACTTAGACCTTCCACCGATTGTGTACGATACGGTGCCTGTGGTGTTAGATGCTAAGGCGAAGAAAGCCTATGAAAGCATGGAACGTGATGCAGTCCTTGAAGTATTTGGAGCAGATGAGGAAATCACCGCCATGAGTGCGGCCGCTTTATCCAATAAACTCCAACAGTTGGCCAACGGTGCCGTGTATGATGATGAACGGAATGTCCATGAAATTCATGACTGTAAGATAGAAGCGTTCATGGAGCTTATCGAACAGCTACACGGCAAGCCGGCGTTAGTGTTCTACAATTTTAAACACGATTGCGCCAGGTTGAAGGAAGCCCTAGCAAAAACAGATCTGCGTGTACGAGAATTAAAAGGTGCCGATGAAGAGTTCGATTGGAACGCCGGCAAGATTGACGTACTACTAGCACATCCCGCATCAACTGCCTATGGGCTTAACCTACAAGACGGCGGTAATCATGTAATATGGTTCGGGCTTAATTGGAGCCTTGAACTATATCAACAGGCGAACAAGCGTTTGCATCGTCAAGGTCAAAATGAAAAGGTTATCATCCATCACCTTATATCCGTAGGTACACGGGACGAGGATATGATGGAAGCCCTAGAAAAGAAAGACGAAGCACAAGAATATGTCCTTCAGTCATTGAAGGCGCGGATTGATAAATATGTGAAAGGATAACAGCATGTGATATGAATCCACTAACTGAACGAAAATCAAAGGAGAATAAAAATATGTACGAATTACAAGAAAAAGCAATCAATGCAGCAAGAACAGTTTTATTAAACGAGTTAAATTGCAGTGCTGATAGACTAGAACCTAGTGATATGTATGTAGTATGGTTCTGCAAAACGTTACAAAACTGGAAAGCATTGGTAAGCGGGGTATATATCAAAAAATATATCGAAGTTACATATAACGGAGATACGGGAGAAACGTATGTTGATGTGTACAAGAAAATGTGTAATCAATGCTTGAAAGGATAACACTATGAAGAAACTATTAGCGTATGTGCAGGGAAACACGAACCCTACCGGATTATATAAACCTGTGGGTTGGTTAGTTATGCCTATATCAGATTCGTGTGTAAATGTGGTAGGTCTTATCCATGATGGCGCTAGAATGTCTGCGACGACTTGGCGTCAAGTATACTCCACGATATCGAAAGAATTGGCTAAAACCCCGTGGCAACCGGTTTATATCAATCCATTTAAGATTGATGGAGACAAAGAGGTACGAATGGTTAACTTTGACAAGTGCATACAAGGAGTATTTCACGTGACTGATTTCATGGTTATGGATGAACGCGAATACTATTTACGATGTGCTAAGAGGGAGGGTTAAAATATGAGCAGAATATGTAAGACTTGTGGAAGCCTATTCAAGGCTACCGGTAACGAACAAGAGTGCCCTACCTGTAAGGAAGGGTTCAACGCTATCATGGATATCATCAAGGGACGAGACAGTAAGAATACAGTAAAAGACAGTAAAAAGACAGAAGCGCCACCTACTACACCAGAGCCATCACCTAAGATGACTACCTGTAAGGTGTGTGGTAAGGAGTTCGAACAAACTGGCAAAGGTCGACCGGCTGTCAATTGTCCAGAATGTCGAGAGGCTTTGAAACATGAATATAAGATGCCGTCTAAGGTGAAACCCGCTGAGCCTAAAGCTAAGCCAACAGTATTCGTAGCTACGGATGAGGATAAAGCTAAGCAGTATGGCAAGATTGAACATAAGCTGGAAGTAGCAGAAACACCTACAATAGATGTACCTATTGTTGATGGTACGCTTAACGATGCGGTACATCATCCATCGCATTACACCTTACCAGGGCTAACCATTGAAAGTGTTGATGTCATTCGTGCGGTATTGACACCGGAAGAGTTCAAAGGTTGGTGTAAGGGTAACGCATTAAAGTATTCCCTTCGAGCAGGTCGTAAGGATCCGGCGAAAGAAGTTCAGGACTTAGCGAAGGCAGGTGTGTTCTTAAGTTGGATTACTGGGGAGTAGCTTATGCATACCAGTGCAAGTTTCGAAAAACTGCTACACGACCACGGGCATTATCTGGATGACTTATACATCGTCACTGTCCGATATGCCAATTACTTGGAAGAACAGTACGAGATGGCGTATGTACGAAGCGAAGAAGTCATCCGCGAATATAAGGACGCGGGTAATGACCAGTTCGATGATAAGACCTATTCGTATCCTTGGTATCATGACGAGCGTTGGGATGAAGCTACCGATACATTGGAAGCGATAGAGGATGAAGTCGATGAGCTGTACAAGATTGTAGAAGGGATGGATTACATATGACACAGGATAGTATTGATAGGATGTGAACGTATGGGTAAACGTACGAGTAAGGGGACACATCCGGGTATAAGTAAACTGCAAAGGCTGATGGATAGCCATAGGCGATTAACTGACGTCGAGGCGCACTTGCAACGCCTGGAGCAAGAGGCACGAAGTGAGTACCCTATCACCGAAGAGCAACAGCTAAATCTCAAGACGGCGTATCGTGACCTACTTGAAGAGTCAAGGCGACTATCAAGGGAACGATATGAGCTATGGGCTATCATCCATCAAGTGCCGAGCGATTGTGAGCGTACGTTCCTTGAGTATCGCTACTACTTTGGCCTTGGTATGAAGGACGTCATTGAGGCGATGCACTACAGCGAGCCCCAGGTCTATCGGATAAGAAAGATGGCTGTCAAGTCTTTTTGCAAACTTTTTGAAAATTTCTAAAACATGATATGAAATGATAGTTGCACTTTGTGTTACCTTATGGGTGTGGATACGGAAACGAGCGCTGTGTCCACGCACTGTAGGGTAGTTCATAGTGATACCTTTCATGTACTTACACTTCTCTCCTGGGCAGTAGCCCAAACATGAAGCGAAGCATTGAGGACTACGAACAACCGCGTAGTCCTTTTTGTTAGCTTTAATTAGAAAAGAAATACCCTAAATAGATTTGAAATTATTTTTAAAATTTTTGAAACAAAAAGGTACTTCCTCGACGGAAAATCGCCGGTGGTCGCCTCCGCGCGATGTTTGTCCGCATGTGAAAAATTTTTTCAAGTAGAAAGTACCCTACCAATAGACACTTACGGAAGGAGGTCCAAAATGGCCACGGAAAGACCCAAAGTCAAGTTCGATGACAATGGCGAGATCATTGTCACCACAAAAGTGCTCTGCCAAATCTTGGACCTCGGTCCGGAAATGATATCACGCCACAATCGCGCAGGTATGCCGAAGGTGGCAACGGGTTGGTGGAACGTTCGTGAAGTTCTTGTATGGCTTGGCATGTCCAAGGATAAGGACGGAACGAAATCCGCTGCTCAAAGAAAACTTGAAGCCGAGGCGGACTATAAGGAAGCCAAAGCGAAACGCGAAAAGCGAATGAACGAAGTTCTTGAAGGCCAGTATATTGCGGTCGAGGATGTAACTCGGGAATGGACTGGACGCGTTAACGAATTGAAATCATCCCTTGGGCTGTTACCCAAAGCGGTTAGCAAAGAATTTCCAGATGCAGAAACAAGGGTGATTGTAGAGAGGACGGTGAATGAGTGTGTCAACGAGTACCTCGAAAGCTACGCGCGCGACGGCGTCTACACGAAAGCGAAGAAAAAATAATTCTAAAAATTCAAAGAATCCGAATAAACAATGTCATTACAATTCATCACACGATTCTAGTACTTCGTTTACGTGGACGGCGCAAGAGCTTGCAGCTTTCAAGCCTCCGGAGCGGTACACCGTTTCCACATGGGCCGATAAGTTCAGAGTACTCCCAAGCACTAGTGCAGAACCCGGACCCTGGCACACGCACCGCACTCCCTATTTAAGAGAGCCTATGGATATGTTCAATAACAATCTGATTGAATCGATTGTACTGTGCTTTGGTGCGCAGATTGGTAAGACCGAAGCTGAGCTCAACATGATAGGGTTCGCGCTGCATCAATCTAAGGCACCAGTAATGATGGTCTATCCAACAGATACGTTAGCAAAATTTAATAGCGATAAACGTGTTGAGCCAATGATCAAGAACACAGAGCCATTGGCTGAAATGTACAACGAAAACGAAAGTTCAAAGTTAGAACTCAACTTCAACACAGGGAACTACCTGGTATTGTCCGGTGCTAACTCTCCATCGAGCCTAGCGTCAAGAGCTATCAAGTATGTGTTCTTCGATGAAGTTGATAAGTACCCAGTCTTCTCCGGAAAGGAAGCCAATCCAATTAAGTTGGCAACGGAACGTACTAAAACGTTCGTTGATGCCAAACACGTGATGGTATCAACTCCAACAGTCGAGAATGGCAATATCTGGACCGCTTTCAAGCAAGCTCACGCACAGAAAGAGTACTATGTACCGTGCCCACACTGTGGTGAGTATCAAAAGCTCGTGTTCAAACAGATTAAATGGCCCGATGAGGCTAAAGGCAATAAGGACCGCATCAGGGACACCGCCTATTATGAATGCGTGCATTGTAAGAAATCGATACACGATAAGCACAAAATGGATATGCTTCGTAACGGAGAATGGCGAACCGAAAACGAGCCCGATTGTCGAGTGCGTTCGGTTGGATACCACTTATCGTCCTTATACTCTCCATGGATAGCCTTTGGGAAAGTTGCGTATGAGTTCTATACTTCAAAAGACTTTCCGGACCAATTTATGAACTTTATCAATTCATGGCTAGCAGAACCTTGGCGAAGTGCTAAGACGAAAAGCACACAAACGCTACACTTCACGGAATCAACCTATGAGCGTGGCGTAGTACCAGATAAGGCAACGTTACTTATCGCTAGCGTTGACGTACAGCTTGACCACTTCTGGTGGGAGGTTAGGGCCTATGCGCCAGGAGTGAAGTCCTATCTCATCGACTATGGCCAAGCTAGTACATGGGATGACCTAGAGGAGATCATAGTCAACAGGGAATATCCAACAGAATACGGCGAACCTAGACAGGTGATGAAGGCGGGCATTGACTCAGGCTTCAGAACGGACGAGGTGTACCAATTCTGTGCAAGGTTCCCCGAAATATGTATTCCGTTAAAAGGCTCATCAAATCATAAGACATTAACGGCGCCGTACTCAATGTCAAGCGTTGAGAAGGGCGTTATCGGAGGTCTTAAATTGTACGTCCTTAATACGGACTACTGGAAGGACTTCATCTTTGCTCGGATGGTACGGCCAACTGATGGATTAGGCACAATACATCTGTTCAAGGATTGTCCACAGGAATATACCGACCATCTCAGGTCGGAAGAAAAACAAGAAATCCGCAACGTGAAAACGGGTGAGGTTACGGTGCAGTGGAAACCACTCACCGGGCATCCTACGAATCACTTGCTAGATACATGTACATACAATGCTGCGGTAGCAGACATTGCAGGGGTGAAGTATTTAACGGAGCCCGAAGAGTATGAAGAGTCCAATTCCGTACCCGAGGATATCGACTACGGTGTAGGAATGGGAAATACGAACCATTGGTTTAGATAAGGAGGTGAACCATGAGCGATGTAAACGAACAATTGGACCGTATCCGTGAAGTCATCGAGGATATAGAAACAAAAGGATATTCTGAGTTACAGATTGGCGGTAAACGGTTCAAAGCGATTGACCTTCCTGTGTTATACGCAAGAGAACAAACGTTAATGCAACGTGTTCATGAGGAAGCAAACGGTTTCCAGAGTGATGCATACGTGACATGGGGTGGACGATGAATATCTTAGATAAGGTAATCGGTTGGCTTAGCCCTGAAAGGGCGCTTAATCGTATCGCAGCACGAGAGGCTATCCGCCAATATGATGCGGCGTCAATGGACCGATTGAGTAGCGACTGGCAACCTGCTTATGGCACCGCCGAGCAGTTGGCCACCGGCGCACGTGATCTTATTCGAGGTCGAGCTCGTGCAGCTGAAATGAACAGCGACTTAGCAGAGTCTGTGGTAACGGCTTTAATTCGTAATGTTATTGGCGTTGGAATTAAGCCCCAGGCGAAGGTAAGAAGCGGTAAAGGTAAGTTAAACACAAACCTTAACAACAAAATCGAAAAAGCATGGGACAAATGGACTGACGCTGAAAACGCGGATGTCCGAGGTCTGTCTAACTTTTACGAACTGCAGTCTATCGCGCTACGGCGGATGCTGTATGATGGCGAGATTCTAGTCAACAAAACCGCACAAGGCGAATACCTTCCGTTATCAATTCAACTGATTGAAGCAGAGAATATCGGAGCGGTTAGCTTACAACATGGTAAGAATAACATCATCAACGGCGTGGAGGTTAACGAATATGGGAGACCAGTTGCGTATCACGTATATCAAAGCGATCCAATGGGGTTACGCAGTTTCGACGCATTACGGCTAACTACTAACCAGGCGTTCTTATTATTCAAGCCTACTCGAACCTCTCAACTTCGAGGGATGAGTCACCTGGCATTAGTCCTTCGTCGTATCCACGATATTGATGAATACATGGACGCAGACTTAATCGCTGCACGTGTATCAGCATGTTATAGCGCGTTCATAACGTCTCAAAATTCAGCACGTCAAACGGCGGTGCTACCTAGGGATAGTAAAGGACGTCCTAATATGACACTAGCACCAGGCATGGTTAGACACCTTAGTCCTGGTGAATCCATTGAATTTGCAGACCCAAAACGTAATGCAGGGACTGCTAGTGAATACTCGGCAACTCAGACACGGAGAATATCCTCTGGTCTAGGAATGAGCGCGGATATCGTGGCTCGTAATATATCAGGTAACTTCTCAGCCGCAAGGCAAAATCTGTTAGAGGACCAAAAGACCTTCCGACAATGGCAAACATTTGTTATCGCACACTTTTGCATGCCGATTTGGAAAGCCTTTATTGACGCATTGTACCTAGCTGGTGAACTACCATCTGACTACTTGGCGAATAAGGACAAGTACCAGGAAGTATCTTGGCTTGCACCAGGCTGGTCATGGATTGACCCTGTTAAGGAAGTTAACGCCAATAAAGAGGCGATTAAATCCGGTCTTACAACTTTAGAGGATGTGTGCGCAGCATCTGGGCGTGATTGGGAAGAAGTTCTTGAACAACGGAAACTCGAACAGGATAGGGCCAAGGAGCTCGGGGTGTTACTAGATTATTCCAGTGAGTTGCAACCATTGATGGACCCAGATAGTGGCGATAACGTCCAACAATCATAGGAAGGAGCTGATGGCTAACAATGGACGAAAATGAAAAACGTAGCATTTATGGCAACTATTGCCGTGAATCTACGATTGACCAAGTCGACTCCGACAATCGGACGGTAGAACTTTCCTTCTCCTCCGAAACGCCATATGGCCGTTGGTTCGGCGATGAAATCCTTTGCCATGATGAAGAATGTATCAATCTTGATAGATTTAACGATGGCTTAGGCACCGTGCTATTTAACCATGATCGTGATGCGGTCGTGGGGCATATCGAAAAGGTGTGGATTGAAGATAATCGAGGTAAAGCGTTAGTACGCTTTGACGATGATGAAAAATCTGACGCCATATTCAAGAAAGTCCAATCCGGTACGCTTCAAGGTGTTAGCGTTGGATACTCTATTAAACGCTATGAAGCGCTTGATGAGAAAGATTCTGTATCCAGTAATGGCAGATTCAAAGGGCCGGACACATATGTAGTAACGGATTGGGAACCTTTAGAAATCAGCATTGTATCCGTACCTGCAGACCCTACGGTCGGCGTAGGTCGCAGTGCAGATGATATTCAAATTCATACAAGTATTGACACACAGGAGGAAAACAAAGGTATGGATGAACAAGAAAAATTGACTGAAACTCCAGAAATGAAATCCGCTCCAGTTGAAGGCGGTATCACAAAAGATGAATTGGCGAAAGCTATGGAAGAAGAACGTAAACGTACTTCTGAAATTACTGCTATGTTCCGCGACTTCGACGTTGAAGGCGCAGACGAAGCAATCGTATTGGGTAAATCCGTTGACGAAGCACGTGCAATGGTTATGGACCAACTACGTGCACGTAACGCAGGCGTGTCCGTTAAAATGGGCGAATCTGAATCCGATAAATTCCGTGCGGCTGCACAAGATGCAGTATTAATGGCGGCAGGTATTCAAGTAGCTGAACCGGCACCAGGTGCTAACGAATTACGTGCACATTCCTTAGTTGAATTGGCACGTGAAGCATTACAACGTGAAGGCCTTCGTGCTAACTTTGGCGATAATTTGGAATTGGCTCGTGAAGCTATTAACTCCACATCCACATTCCCTGCTATCATGTCCAACTTGGCGAATAAATCCGTAATGAACGGCTTTAACGAAGCAGAAACTACTTACCAATTATGGGCGGGTAAAGGCTCTAATCGTGATTTCAAAGAAGCTACACGCGTAGCGTTGTCTGAAGCAGGCGACTTGGAATTAGTTCCAGAAGGTAGCCAATTCAAAGCTATGACATTCGGTGAAACTTCCGCACGTACTAAAGTCGCTACTTACGGCAAATTATTTAGCTTAACTCGTCAAGCTATCATCAACGATGACCTCGGTATGTTCTCTGCTATCGCAACTCGTTTTGGCTCCGCGGCTAAACGTTTGGTTAACAAAATGGTATACGCACAATTGACAGGTAACGTAGAAATGGAAGATGGCGTTACATTGTTTAACAGCAAACACGGTAACGTTGCATCCACAGGTGAAGCTTTAAGCGTAAAAGCTATTGCTAAAGCAGTAACTGCTATGCGCCGTCAAAAGGGTATCCAAGGTACAGCTACACTTAATATCACACCTAAATACTTAATCGTTCCACCTGAACTTGAAATGGTAGCATACCAACTCATGAACTCCACTGCAGACGTGGCAGGTGTTAACTCCGGTGTGGTTAACCCATACAAAGGTCGATTCACTGTTATCGCTGACGCAGAAATCACTGACCCAGATGCATGGTACTTAGTAGCCGATGCAACTCAACACGATACAATTGAAACTACATTCTTGAACGGCGTAGAAGCTCCACGCTTAGAAACTCGTCAAGGCTTTGATGTAGATGGTATCGAATATAAAGTTGCCTTGGACGTAGGCGTACGCGCGCTTGACTTCCGTGGATTGTATAAAAATGCTGGTAAATAATTAGGGGGTAACGATATATGATGACACAATTCGTACAAGAAACTGACCGCATTGACATTACTGCAACTGCAGAAGTCAAAGCAGGTAATATCGTAGAAGCTGGTGCACTTCATGGTGTGGCTATCACTGATTTAAAAGTCGGTGAAGTTGGCGCTATTAAAGTAACCGGCGTGTTCAAAGTAACGGCTAATAAGACAGATACTTTTGAAGTCGGCGATGAAGTTAACTTCTTGACAGACAAAGCTGTTAAAACAGGCGGTAAACCATTGGGTATCGCAGTAGCGCCTAAAACTGCTGCACAAGATACTGTTACAGTTATGCTAGTGCAAGCTGTCAAAGTTGGCGCATAGTAATAGCCATATTATGAGGATGACGGGGGCCATACGCCCCCGTTAAACATATGAGGTACAAATATGTATACATACGATGAAAACGTCCTCCTGGGGGCATTTGGTGAGAAAATCACATATGAAGGTAAGACCATCAAGGCGAGCGTGGAAATCGGTGAGTACGATGGCAAGGGTTCAGGATTCGTAACCGGATTAGCTGATAAGGCTAAAATTTGGGTGCGTGTTAAGGATATACCACTACCTAAGACGAAGGATGAAATTTATATCCACGGCAAGAAGTGGTATGTAGACCATATCTCCGATAGCGACGATAAGATGCACTGCCTAGAAATCGTGGCCAACGTCAGGACGGTGAGACCATGAGTAACGAGCCTATCACCATTAATGATGGAGCTACACCGTATCTCGAATTTATTGCTAAAACGAAACCCGATTGGATGCGTAAGGCGATGAAGTCGATGGGGTTCATGATGTCTAAGGCTATCAAGGAAGGCATCAAATCTGGAGCGCCAGGCGGTAAGAAATATGCCAGTTTCATGCCACCGGCTATGAGGGCACAACTCGAAGCAGCATTCGGCGCTAAAGTTAGAAGAGCTTACAGAAAAGGTGGTAAGGCTGACCGCGAAGGATGGACACATAAGTCTCGTGATGAACTTATCGCGAGTGGTGTAAAAGCCGGCACAGTTGGTTATACGCCTCTTGGTAAGATGTACCGAGCCGTAGGGTACCAGTACGACGCTAAGTCTGAATCGGTCAAAGTTGGTTGGCTATCTAATTCCGCTAAGAAATTAGGGGAACAGATAGAGAAGGGCTACACCAAGGAAATTACTGAAAACATGCGTAAGAAATTATTCGCGCATGGGTTCCAGTTGGCCAAGGGGAAAACGACCTTCACCATTAAACCTCGTGAAACCTTCGGGCCTATGAGAACCGCGCTTCAGCCAAAACTCGTACCGTTCCTTGAAAAGAAAATCGGTGAGTACGCGCTCGGTAATACCTCATGGGGCTCCAATAATCGAGTATACAAAGTGAGGTAGCTATGCAAACAATTCCACTCGCAGTGATTGCGAACCGCTGGGTTGAGGCTATTAAAGATAATGATCGTATCAATGAGTTCTGCCAAGCAAAGTACGGTAAGGATCTATCCATATTTGTAGGGTATGACGATGCAGGGGCTCCCCTCGAGGAGGATTGTCCATGCGTTATTGTCCTTATGGATAGTAAGTCCGAAGGGCTCGCCGATTCCTATTCGTATACTCTCCAACTCGTATGGGGCGTATATCGGAAGGAATCGGAGCGTAATGGCCGTGTCATTACATATACAGGCGCTTTTGAAACTGATGAACTTGGCCAGCTACTTATTGAATGTATTATGGCCGTCAACCCTAATTATCCGGTCATTAACATTGACTATGAAACGGATAATGTATCGTGGCGTCCGGTGTATCCCGGTAAGGCCACATTCACAATAGAAATACCGCACGTAATTGGCGGTCAAGTTGAATATTAATAGGAGGATAACATGGCAGTAGCTAAACGTGCGCAAGGCGCACAATCTAAATTAACAATGGCTTTTGAAACTGACTTTGGTGTTACACCGTCCACCGGTGGCGTGGTTATGCCAATCATTAGTTCCTCTCTAAAAGCAAGTCAAAATCTAAATGATTCTAATGTAATTCGTGGTACACGTAATCCTGCGGCACCTAGCCGTGGTAACATCGATGCATCCGGTAGTATTACACCTCCAGTCGATGTAATCGGTTTCGGATATTGGTTGAAACTCGCTTTCGGGGCTCCAACTTCTACAGCTGGCGCAGGCTCCGCACATAAGCATGTATTCAAAATTGGTCCGGATATGCCATCCGCTACATTCGAACAAGGCTATAAGGATATTAGTACATACCAACAATTCAGCGGCGTGCGTATGAACAAAATGGCGCTTAACTTTGGCGGTGACTCCGAGTTAACAGCCACTATCGACGTAATGGGATGTAAGGAAACAATGGCGGCAGTGCCATTTGATACAGCACCTACTCAAATTGCATTTACGCCGTTTGAAAACCTTGAAGCCACAATCAAAGAAGGTGGCGTGACAGTTGCTAACGTATTGTCCCTAAGCCTTAACATTGATTTCGGCTTGGATGGTGATTCCTACGCTATCGGTAATAAGGGGTTCCGTACCTATATCGATACAGGCATTGTCGGTGTATCTGGCACATTGAAAGCGTTCTTCCAAAACATGGATCTCTTGAACAAAGCCGTAAATGGTACAGAATCTAGCCTTGAATTGACACTCACCAAAGGCGCTAACTCCTTGGTTATCAAACTACCTGAATTGATTTACGAACGTAACTCCCCAGGTATCGATGGTCCTAAAGGCGTTAACATCGAAATGCCATTCAAAGCATACTATGGCGATGATTCTGAAGAATCCGCCGTGCTATTCGAATTAACTAATACGCAAGCATCGTATTAATAGGAGGTAACTATGAAGATTCAAGGTAAGGAACTAAAAGCAAGAGCCCTCACATGGTCTGAACGTGAAATGTTGATTAAAGCAGGATTGGACTTCGTATATTGCCCCGTCGAAGAAGATGATCAGCTAGCAGGTATCATTCGTAGCCGTGACATTATGCGGTTCATCTTGATGGATGTATATGGCCTCAGTGATGAGGACCTTAATACTGTATCTGACAAGGAAGCTATGGACTTTGCAGGTAAAGTTATTACTGCTACCTTCCAGGTACAAGATGCAACGGAAAAAAACTAAAAGAGGTGTGGGGGTGGATGTCCTCTGACCGTCCGAAGTATTGCCAAGGGTGTAGGGAGTTACAAGCCGCCACCCGGCAGTCCTTCGACTGTTCGGAGTGTGAATACAATCCTCCGCACCTATTATTTGGTACAAAATTGGCTATGAAACTGTATACCCTATCACGCAGTCAACGCATATATCACACAGGAGGGCTAGCCGGATTCGATTATCCGGCCATCCGCACAGTTGCGGAAATGAATAATATCAATCTGGGTCCGATGTTATTCAACCTCATGTGGATACTAGAGGGATTAGAAATGGAGGCGATGAATAAGGATGTCGAATAACGTAGTAGATATCGTAGTGCAACTGACCGATAAGAAT